TATTGAACATAGACACCAAACCATTGCCTAGGTTCTGACCTACTTTAAGTTCCCAATATGCCGCGCCTACATTAGTATTACCTGAATCACCATATACAGTATAATTTTGTGTAGCAATAGTATCGTTAGTACCAACTGCTGTTGGTGATGAACTGTTTCCTCTCGCTCTATAAAAACCTAGAACTTGAACTACACTAGTATCAGTATAAAGATTATAATTTATGCCACCACCATTACTATTATTAACAATGAACAGTGGACCAACTGTTGAAGTTGATGGTGTTGTTAAATTGATCGCACCATTAATATTAGCACCTGTACCAGTTACTACTACAATATTAGCGTTACCCGCGCTACTAATGTTTACACTGCCATTAGCACTTGGAATGTTTACATTACTATTTCCATTACTAATACTTGTTGAACCAGATGATGCACCATACCCTATCTCACCTGTACTAACATCATATGATAATAGATTAGCGAAACTTACATTTCTTATTGGTTTAACATAGAATGCACTAGTAGTAGCCGCAGCCAACGATGATCCTGTAGCATTCAATACAACACTATTTGCTGCCGCGCTAGTACCAACAGAGTTTGCACCGATAGCGATTGTACCAGCACCAACAGCATTACCTAGAGCATTACTACCATAAGTACCTATGACGATAGAATTCTGACCGGGATTGTTACCTGCATGACGACCTATAGCGATAGCACCGAGAGTATTCGCCACCATCACATGATGCGCAAAACTACCTATGCTGATATTATTTGCGCTGTTTGTGACATTACTATTTGCAGCCGCGTTACGACCAATAGCGATACTTTGTGTACCTATATTAGCATAACCTGCGTTGTTACCAATAGCGATTGAGGCTGCTCCTGCGCTATCATATCCAGCATTGAAACCTAATGCTAGACTATTTCCATTAGCACTATTAAAACCTGCGTCACGACCGATCTTGATGATATTGCCCGGTGTAGCGATGTTACCACCTGCATTTGCGCCTATGAATATACCAAACAAACTTGTGTTAGCGTTAGGTGATGCAAGATTACCTAATACGATAGCATTGCTATTTGTGCGTAAGTTACCAGTCGCTGTTATCTGTGTAGCAGTAACTGTATTAGTAGTATTGTCGAATATGAATGCATTGCTACCTGCAATCTTGCCCACATTGCTGTACAATACTTGAGTGTTGCTTGCTACGTTATTGACATTGCCGCTTTCAACATTGCCTGCATATGCGGCATAGTTTGCGTTTGCGACTGTACCTATGATATTGGCAGCAGTTATATTGCTGATGTTACCACCTTCGCCGATCAATGTCACGCCACTGATCACATTGGCATTGCTTATGCTAAATCCATTTGCATCTAAGTTCGCAAGCAATGTTCCGCTAAATGATCCTGTAGCACCCGTCGCTCCTGTGTCACCAGTCGCACCTGTGAGTCCAGTTGCTCCAGTTAAGCCAGTTGCTCCCGTTAGTCCTGTTGCGCCTGTAAGACCAGTAGCGCCTACTTCTCCAGTAGCACCCGTGAGTCCAGTTGCACCTACGGGGCCAGTTGCACCTACGGGACCAGTCGCTCCTGTCTCACCAGTGGCACCAGTTAATCCAGTAGCACCTGTGAGTCCTGTAGCACCTACTTCTCCAGTAGCACCAGTCTCTCCAGTAGCACCAGTAAGACCCGTTGCGCCAGTTAGACCAGTAGCACCTGTGAGTCCTGTTGCTCCTGTTAGCCCAGTTGCTCCTATAGGTCCTTGTATACCTGTAGCACCTGTCTCGCCAGTAGCGCCAGTAGCGCCAATTGGTCCTGTACTACCTGTGAGTCCTGTAGCACCAGTCAATCCAGTTGCGCCTGTTTCTCCAGTAGCACCTGTAAGTCCAGTCGCACCAGTAGGTCCTACATCGCCAGTTGCGCCTATAGGCCCTTGTATGCCTGTAGCACCAGTTAGTCCTGTAGCACCAGTTAGACCAGTAGCACCAGTAGCACCAATCGGGCCTTGAATGCCAGTCGCACCTGTGAGTCCAGTTGCACCCGTAAGTCCTGTCGCACCTGTTGGTCCCGCTACGCCAGTAGCACCTGTGAGTCCTGTTGCTCCTGTTAGCCCAGTTGCGCCAGTGGGTCCAGTAAGACCAGTTGCACCTATAGGGCCTGTACTGCCAGTTGCTCCTATAGGACCTGTAGTACCTTGTATACCTGTCGCACCTGTAGCGCCAGTAAAGCCAGTCGCACCAGTGGGTCCTTGTGGGACTATCGCACGATCTACTTGTACTACTACGTTTGGTGTGGGTTCAATGTTTACTTGTACGACACCTGAGCCATTAACATTTACTTGATTTGCCATGTCATTGACTCCTTAGTTATAAACGCCATCGCTTGCGACTAAGAATAATAAGAATATGCTCTCGTCATAAGCGGGGGTAGTGCCACTCGCGGGAAAACTGATCTTGATTCTGCCTGTGAAACACGCTGGATCTGTAGCATTGATACCGAGATCAGGGTCACCAGGAAGTCCTGAGTATGTGACTTGCAAACTATCTCTGCCTATAGTAGCCCATGTTTCTTCATCGATGACTAGTGTGAATGTGCCAGCACTATTCACTCTGTTAGTGATACTCAATGTTATGGGTAATGCTTCTATGCGATTCATCGTCATAGAACCACTTGCTGTAGTTAATGCAAACACACTACCTGGAGTATACGTTGGCGATGCTCCGCGAGTGTCACTGATCGTGAATGTAGTCGCTGTGATGACTTCTTTGACATAGAATGTTGTATTGATAGTCACGTTACCAAACACAGTTCCTTTGAACTGCACAGGCATACCGATGAACAATTCTGCGGTAGAACTACAAGTCAATATGTTCGTGCCTGTAGTTGTACTAGTTATGTCTGTGATCTTGCTGACTAATGGATAGTCTGTGATAGTGAAGTCATATCCACTACGACTATCACGGAAGTTTGTGATGGCTCTGCGAATTATCGTTGCATCGATAGTCGCGCCTGTCAGATTGATTGGCGTAGTACCTGTCTGCCAACCACTTGGGTAACTTGTGATGTTACTCCATGCTAAGTTCCAAAAATCTTTTTGGTTGTAGACAAGTTCTTGTGCTAGTACTTGTCCATCGAATCCGCCCACTTGATTGAGCGTGTTTTGACTGAATTTTGCCATCTCTGCTTCCTCGCATTGTTGACCCTGACTCGCTACCTCGCAAGTCTAGGGTGTTATACTATATTTATGATAAATTGCCCCATTGCCATACACCGCTACCATCTGTTCCCCACGTATTGACCTCGAGCATGCCATATTTACCATTTGCTAATACTTGCGCTGGATTGACTTGTGCTAAATTTGATGTTTGCACAGTACAATTCAGTCCAGTATTATTGAAAACTAATATTTTATATGTCTTACCAAATCCTGCTTCATCTAAATTTGCACAGTTTAATGTTAATATCGTGAAACCACCATTGGCAGACATATTAATTTTAATGTATTGTTCAACATTACTTGCAAAATTGTATGTTATACCTGGTGTAGTATTGATAGTAGTTAAATTTTGTTTAATATATTTTGTAACTGTATCATTTGTGATATTAGCATTATTTGCACTTATATTACCTGTAACAGATAATGATGTACCTGTTATGTTACCATTAGCATATAGAAAGATAGTACCTGATATGTTTGCATTATTAGCAAATAATTGGCCGGTATTGGCTCTTAAATTTCCTGCGTTTATTGTTCCAGTAACGGTTAATGATGTCAATGTGCCTACGCTTGTAATATTTGGTTGAGCATTTGTGGCTACAGTGTTAGCGGCACCTAATAATCTACCGGTAAAGAAATTTGCTGAAACATTGTTACCTAATAATGCTCCAGTACCTGTAAAGACATGAACATTAGTAGTGCCATTAATTGATATGGCAACATTGGCGTTAGAATATACTTTGACATTACTATCACCATTGATGATCTCAGTACCTGCTCCAACAGATAAGTTACTGATATAAGTTCCATCACCTATCAAAAATTGCTGAGTACTAATATTGCCTGCGGCATTTACATTTCCTAATGTTGATATATCAACATTACATTGTATTTCTGTAAATCTACCAACGTTGGCTTCGATATTTGCATTTCCAAAATTTGCACTGTTCGTACCAAAAGTATAAACATTACTGCTATTATTAACTGTTAGTGATATGTTACCATTGGCAGTTAATGTTATATTACTATTTCCATTTTTTAGCAGACCTGAATTGATAGTAGTAATATTGCCAGTAGTAATATTTGCATTTGTTAAGAATGCTGTAGTAATGTTGCCTGTAGTAATATTTGCATTAACAATGTTAGCATTGGAAATATTTGCAAAATTTATACTTGTATCACCTGTGATGTTGACAGGTACATTAAAATTGGCTGCGGCTGATGTTATCTGCAATTTGTTATTTGCAGTGCCTACTTTAAATTGAATACCAACGTTAGAATTACTATCGATAGTAATATTGCTAGTATCAAATGAATTATTAAGTTTATTGTTTACAGCATTAGTAATTTCACCGGTAACAGAATTATAATTTAAAACTTCTAAGGTTTGAATATTTCTTATAGGTTTTACATAAAATGCATTACTAGTATTTCCTGTAAAATTACTTCCTGTAGCATTTAACAATATGCTATTACAAGCAAGATTTGCATGTCCAGCGCCTCCTCCTATCGCGATTGAATTATTTCCTAAATTTAAATTTCCTGCGTTATAACCTAGTGCTACAGAATATTGACCTTGATTTGCTGATCCGGCGCTGAAACCTATACCTATCGAATGCGCACCGGGCCCCGGGGCGGCGCCCGGTGATGTTCCTTGCGCACTACTACCGATAGCGATAGCACCCTCACTTTGATTTGCTCCTGCTCCTGTACCTATACTAATCGTGCCACTACCTGCAGGAACGTTCCCGGCGCCTCCTCCTATAGCAATGTTATATAAAGTACCATTTGTGTTTTTACCTGCTGATGATCCTATCGCAATACAGTCTTGTCCTTGTGTTACACCTGCTTGTTCACCGATGGCAATTGTTCTGATCGCTTGACTGTTACTACCTGCTAAGTTACCTATCGCAATGCTATTTCCGCTTTGATTATTACCCGCGGCGTTACCTATAGCGATAGCATTCGTGCCTTGAGCATGACTACCTGCATTTGCACCTATGGCGATTGCACCACTTGTTTGATTAGATCCTGTACTCGCACCTATAGCGATAGCACTTGTGCCTTGTACAAGGTTACCGGCGTTTGCACCTATAGCGATTGCACCACTTGATTGATTTGGTCCCGCATTTGAACCCAACGTTATATTGCTACTATTGACTTGCAAATAGAAAGTGCTGAGAACATTTGTTGTTTTATTAAATGTAAGATTTGCGCTTGCGCCAAAATCATTATCATCATTAAATTGTATCTGTGTATTACTACCTGCAGGTTGTTCTAAGTCCCATGGTACTCCATTTGCATAAAGCAAATTATCAGTTCTTACGTTACCTGCTTGCATCGTACCTGTAACGTTTACGTTTGTTGCAACATTTACAAAGTTGGCAATTGCTAGATTTCCAAGATTAGCATTTCCGGATGTAAGATTGGATGTAATATTTGCAAAATTAGCCGTGATCAGATTAGCACCATTAATATTGCTGTTTGTACCTTGCAATGTTAAACTTGTGTTTGTCGCTAACGTTAAACCTGTCAATTGACCTACGACTAAGATATTAGATTGAGTCGATGTAGTCAATGATCCTGTTAATGTATTACCGCTTACATTATTTGCAGTAATGTCATTTGCAGTAATGTCATTTGTTGTTAGGCCATTACTTGTAAAACTAGATATATTGGATATTCCATTTATACTGATTTCAACATTACCATCGGCAGTATATATACGTGCATTACTTGTGCCATTTGAAATAAAAGCGCCGCCTGATACGTTAGACAGTAATCCTCCATCACCAAAATAAAATGATGCATTTACGTTTCCAGCAAAGTTTGCTGTATTTCCTATTAACGCATTTGTGATATTTGCATCAGCGATATTACCGGCTATGAACACATTGCCAGGTACGCTGAATAGATTTGTAACATTATCAAATGTAAATCCAGCACCGCTAGTGAAATTACCAGTACCATCGGTGATCTGTATCTGAGTGTTAGCACCCGCGGCTGTACCATTACCGCTGACATTGGCAGTACCTTGCGCCCATGTTAGATTACCTGTACCATCTGTCTGCAAGAAATATGCATTGGCACCACCATTGATCTTTAGGTTGCTTATATTAGTGAATCTAACGTTGCCGTTGCTTGCTAGTGTGTTGGCAGCACCACCTAATGCTTGTCCATTCAGATTAAACTGTAATTGTCCTGTATTACCCGCGGGTTGTGCATATCCTAATGAAAAAACATTTAGGCTAGTCGTGACTGGACTTACAGTGATGCCAGGGGCTTCTGGCGTGACTGTTATGCCAAACGGTTGAACTACGAAATTGGCATTGATTTCACTCATGTTATTGATACCTTATGATGAATCCTAGTGGTTCACGATTTATGTCTGTCTGTCCGCTAACATTACTTGTTCTGCTAACACGCAAAGTTACTATGACTAATGTGCTATTAGCCGCGCTATTCGCTAATGCTATGTTAGGTGTGCTGTTGCCGTTACCTGTTATGTTATTACCAAGATATAGATAACCTGTACCTGCGTTAGCATTTGTGAATGCCGCTGTCAATGTGTAATTAGCATTGCTTGGTTGAGTAGCAAGCGTAATATTGCCAAGATTGACGGAATCAGCAGTATTGTATTCAATATTAGCAACTTCATAATATTTTGCAGTTGGGCTGATAGACCAACCATTGCAATTGACAGCATTACCATTGCTATCTGTAAATGTCAATGGGAAAGTATATGCTTCCCCTGTGTAGATTTCCAAGCATTGCATCTCTGTGCCTGCTATGGTCATCGTTTTCGCGCCGTTTAGTAATAGACTCATGTTCGTAGTTCCTATATATTATTTATTCTGGTCTGACAACTTCATGACTCAGACCCTCACGATCAAGTCGTGCTTTAATCTTATCGCACATTCTCACGTATACTTTTGCTCTGGGAACTTGAAAGATATTGTATGCTTTTGCAAAAGTTATAAATTCTTCAGTAGTTCCTGATTCAATTATTTCCATATACCTTATAAGGTATTCGTCACCATCATTTACTATATTCATATACTGACCTCGTACCCTGTTGTTGTTCCAGAAAATACATATACTCTAGTACCTGATACCATATTGCGCATAAAATATACGATTTGACTAGTCGTTGCACCTACGGCAACTTGTTCATCATAAAAAAATACCGGTTTATCTGCTTCCAGTTCAATAGTAGAGAAATATGTACCTGCAACTATCTCAAAATTAGCACTTGTTCTTCCTGATCCTATTTGTACTGTAGTGGCTGCATTTGCTACCAATTTAAATGTGCCCGCTCTTTTAATATTAACAGCACTAGGAGAAAATGTAGCCGCACCTATTATCCACCAATCATAATCACCATTATCCATATTGAAAAGTCCGGCTTGCTGAGGCAACCATGGTGCAGTACTATTTTGTGCATAACCCATTGCCGTTGTAGCAGTATTTTGATAGTATGGAAAATATTCATTAGCCGCTACAGTAGTACCGTCTAGATATACAGGAACATTAAAAGTTCCAGTGGTTACGTCAACAAAAGGATAAGTTCCTCTTATATCAAAATTTTCATTAGTTTTTTCTTGTTGGAAACCTCCTTGCATATTTTGTATGCTAATCGTACCATTTGCAATATTGTTACCTGCTACAGTACCTAGGGCGATCTTTCCACCTTCGATAGTATTATTAACGATGTTATTATTAACAATAGTATTTGTTTGTATGTTAGTACCAGTGATTGTATTTGATTTTACTTGACCACCTGCGATACCACCTGTATTACTGATAGGATTGTATGGTTGAATATTTGCACCACCCCATGCGAATATATTGCTGACATTACTATAACGACCTGATGTGTCGTTTCTTGCTGTAGCACTCCAATAATAATTTGCGCTAGGCAAATCATTTACTGTTATAGTTACATTGTTGTAAATTGCATTTGCGCTATCACTATTAGTGAATGGTATACCGCCTGCGCTTTGTACAGTGCGGTATAAATTATGTGTTTGCACATTACTATTGTTGCCATAATTGAAGTCCATATACAAAACAGTACCTGTGTCTGGCACGCAACTCGTTACTTCAAATCCTGTTACTGTAGCATTTGCATCTGTGAATGATGTAATAGTCGGTGGACATGGTTCGCTGATCACGTTAGGATCTGTCAATCCTGTATTGTCAGCAGGTACGAAATCTGTGATAGCATTATCAGCGTATACTGTGCCGTTATACTCAAATGCTTCTATGCTTGCTACTAGACTACCATCTTCTAGTGTTTGCTCATTCACGCTACTTACGCGGAATAATTTATATGGATTCACAGGGTCTACAGTCGTCGGTCCCCAACCATAATCAGGCTGACCCACACGAATCACATCACCTGCTTCTATCTGTATACCACTATAGTCTAATTCACAACTGATCACTAAATCTTCACGACTTTGTAATAAGCGTCTTGCCGCAAGATATTTCGCTTGTACTGCTTCATTGACTAATGGAAGACTGATGTTCAATCTGTTCACTGCTTCATTAGGACTCAATATGTCATCGTATACTTGACTGCTCCAATTTGCAGGATTTGTTAGATCGATGACTTGATAATCAGTCTGATCTTTGATATTTTTGTTAGGATATGCGACTTCAACTTGGTTATATGTCTCATTCAAATCTACAGGATTTATCTGTACACCACCAATGATGTTGTTGCTGTCTACTAAGAATAAATCTGATTCTAGACCACTATAAGGTCCATTGATCACTACACGCCACTTACCTGTCGCTTCACTATATTGTAACCAACTATCGCAACTATCTACCATTGTCTGTAGATTAGTCAAGCAACTTGCGGCTGTATTCACAGCACCATTGATACGATATCTAAATAATTGTGTTTGTGGATTACCACTAGTGTCGATATATTGTATAGTTTGATTGCTATATGTGTTTAAGTTATATAAACTTGTGCCAGGCGTGTTGACATCATCAATTTGGCTAGAAGGTATTGCGCAACCATATCTTGTGTTTGTCATGTAATCGTATATGACAGTACCTGGTCTTGCGCCATTGCTTGCGCCCATATTGTTGGTGACTTTGATTTGTGTTGTATCTAAACCTGTAGTACCTGCGTCTGGATTGTACTCAACACGCACGATAGCGAAAGCCATGTTATCTAATTTAACACTATCACCACCTGTAGTATATATAGGACCATTCCAACGTTCGTTCGCAGGTATACCACCGCCTGTGCTACTATCACTCATTATCTGTATAGCAGTCTGACCACCGGTGTTAAAACCTGCGTTCGCGGCACCATTTTGGAATAACCAAATATAGATTTTATTAGCCATCCTATTATCGACTTGTACTGGATCGCTATTAGTTGTAAGACTTGCTACAGCACCATTAGTACCGAATGTTACCTTCTTACCACTATAGTACACACCATTAATAGTGTCGAATGATACAGTTTGTCCATCTGGTTTCTCACATAATGCTATGCAATACCACATGAATTTTTGATCTTTACTGATCTTAGCATCTATGATAGGACCACCCAACCATGCTTGACCATATACTATCGGTAATTTATTATCTGTCGCAGGTGGCAACTGCACACGACCACCACCATCACCACCGGCAGACGCATTTCCTTCTGCTCGTTTCGCTAATAATTTGCTAGCACCTATACTGATCGCGGCACCAAGCAATGCTTTACCTATGAATGCACCTGCGCCAGGAATGAATACGGCAGCGGCTACTGCGGCTACGACACCGAGTAACTTTTTAAGGCCTTTACCTAATTTCTTAAAAAAACTCATATTAGTTGCTCTTTACCATACCGGGCTGAAAATTGCCACCTGCGCCACCTGCGGCTGCACCACCACCTGCGCTAGGCACAGTTGTTTTTGTCTTAGGATCTACACCGAAATCGAACGTAAATCCTGCGAGACTAGTCACATTATTCATAGCACTATCTGTGCTGTCAAAGAACTGCCAACTTTCTTTGTTGGTCTTGCGTCCTGCTATTCTATTCTCTAACACGCTCTTATAACTACTGCAATCAAAACTGATTGTGTAATTGTCTAATTGATCTTCACGCTCTTCGCTGATACCATAATTAGTCACGATGCCTGTGAATCTTAGGTATGCATTATTCAATACCATGTTACTGTTATAGAATCCACGATATATCTTTACTAAACCACCACGTATCTGACCTTGGCTCTCTAATACTTCATAGATGTTGTTACCACTCACACCACTGATAGCGATGCTTGTGTCTGCTGAAGTAACGCGCAAACTTCTATTTTGTACGCCTACGCTCATCAAACCACCTAATGGTGTATATACGTTACCATCGATACTTTCTGCTGTATATGCGCTACTGAATGTCAATAATTCTATCTCGTCTGCTGTGCCTGTAGTGTTTGCGACATTAGCATTGGCAGTAAAGATAGTGCCACTGACATTGCTTGTAGCACCTATAGTAGTCCATGCTGTATTGCCAGTAGTTTTGATGATGTACTCTTGGCCACTGGTCAAACTATTTGCATATGTGGGCAAATAATTATTATAGATCACTAACTGCACAAACTCTGCGCTTGTGACGTTTGCTTTATTATTGGCTACTGCTGGTATACTTGTACTCATGCTGTACCTACAAATTCATAAAGTTGGAAATCGCTACTGAATTCTATCAATGCGTTATTGACTACTGTACCATTAGGACGAACATATGCGCCAGGTATCAATGAGTATGTAGGCATATTTGGGCAGAACATGTTCCATTCACAACTATTTCCTACTGTGATACCTAAACCTGCTACGCTAGCAGTCAATATGTTTGGTCTATTTGTTGTAACGATAACTTCTGATCCTGTACCACGTAATACTTGTGTAGTACTTGTAAATGGATATGGATAGTTGCCTATCTGTATCAAATCATTTGGTTCAAATATCACACGACTAGCAGGTACTACTGGCAAACCTGTAATCTTTAATTGATTGCCAACGAATGCATCTACACCATTTTTTACAGTCAATCCATTCAATTGATTTTGTGACAATTGACCTTGATATCTGAATATCCAACTCAAACATGCATTATCGCTAAATGTCACGATCTCAGGACTGACGACATCCATGGTGTCTAGTGCTTCTAACAGATCACGATTCTGATAATATTGCAAACTAGCAGGCATCTTTAATGTGAAACGCCATGGATTCTTAGTTGGCGTGAGACTTACTCTTGGTATCTCGTTTCTTGTGAATTGTATACCAGCGACCTTTCTACGATCTATGCTGATCGCATTACATTTGTTTAAAATTGTTTGTAATCCTGCCATGACTTTTTCCTATTATGCTGCCGCGCCATATGGCATTTCTTTTCTTGCCTGATTGCTTGCACCAAATAATGCTTTTCTATTTTCATAGAACAATGTCGCTACGCTCTTAGCGTCTACAGCATTGATATTATTGTTATATGTGTAATTGTTTACTACAGGTTGTTGCTGTGGCGCACTTGCAGTTGCAGTACCTAACTTATCATTAGGTATGACTGTGCCTGCCGCTTTTGGTACGAATAGTTCTGGCCCGCGCTCACCGACCATGTAAGGTTTACCTTTTTCAGCAGGACCACCTTCTGCTAATCCTGGTAATGGTATGCCAACGCTACCTAAGAATCCACTGATAGCACGGAAGATTAATGCTTTCGCTATCATCTTAGCAAGATCAGCAACGATGCTTCTAGCAAAATCACTAAACTTGAACTTACCTGTATTGACGAATGTATCTACACTATTGCTTATAGTTCCCCATGTATCGTTTACAGCCTTTTGTGCCATATTGATTGGCTTGAATTGTTCTGCTATCTGTTCTAATCCTCTGATCACGCCTGCGTTATAACTTTGTTCTAATGCAGTCTTCTCTGTGATCTCACGATTCTTAGCGTCTATCGCAGCCTGCGCTCTTTGATTTTCTAAACTGATAGATTCCATGATACGATTTTTTTCTAACTGACTAGTAGCATTCTCAAGATCACGCCTTAAGTCAGCGACACGCTTTGCGCTTTCAATCTGTATTTTGGCTATTTCTAATGTTCTAGCCATATCTTTTTCTGATATCTCACCGGCTATGACTTGACGCATTTGATCAGCACGAAGTATTTCTGTTGCATTATCCAATTGCAATTTCAACAATTCATTTTGTTGTGTGATATAATCTTTTCTTGCGATCTGTGCCTCGAGGTTTGTTATCTCAACTTGTTTGAGAATCTTCATCGCATCGGCTTGTTTCTCAATAATCTTTATCTGCTCTTTATACTGTGCAATCAATATATTATTAGTGTAACCACCTTTAGCCTCTTCGTCTCTTATTTTTTGTTGTATGGCTAATTTTTGATTTGCAGTTTCTTTGTCAATGTCAGCAATCATCTTGGTTCGTTTTGCTTGTTCATCAAGCACACCAATTGTACCATTAATTGTTTGTTGATATTTTATTGCTATACTATTTTGGGCTCTTAATTGTTCATTGCTTCTAGTTTGTTGGTCAGCAATCTGTTGCTGATTTTCTAATAATTTTTCATATAATTGTCCACGCTCTTTATCTGCACTAGTATCAGTTGCGCCTGCAGGAGTGGTCGCGCCTGAACCTGCCATCATATTATCGATGGCTGATCCGAGACCTAATGCTAATGCACCACCTGCTAATAATTTAAGTATAGGATTCTTACCTAACGTATTGGCGATAAGCGCTGTATTTTTTAACTCTCTATTAAATTCTATCAATCCAGTGATAGTTTTTACGCCAAACGCTAATGCGAATGTTACGCCAAGAATTTTGATGATTTTTTCTGCTTGTTCGGCAGATAGTCTCATATTCTCTACTTTACCTATCAATGGCTCAAGCACACTTAGTGCAGCCATTTGTAATGTACGGAAATTATGTTCCATAGCGGCAACTGCTTCTGCCGCACGATTCATCTCAACTTGTAATGCTAATAAATCTTTTGTATCTAATGCTTTTTGTAATGCGCTAGGATCTATTTGTGCGAATGCTTTGCCGAATACAGCGATACCTAATGCAGTACGCTGTGCGCCTGCTTCCATACCTGCTAATTGTTCAATAGCCTTTTGGAATACTTGAGTTGGAGTCTTAGTTTTTAGATCATCTAATGTGATGCCTAATTCTACTAATGCTTTTTGTGATTTTTCGTTTAGCCCTGTGGCTTCATCTAATGTTTTGTAGAACTCTGTAAGTATCTTGCCAGCGTCACCAAAACTTCCGCCTGCTTCTTCAAGACTTTGACTTAATGCTAATACAAATCCTGTAGTCGTACCAAATGCGTCGGCAACATCTTTTATGCCATCAGCCATCTTGATAGCACTACCTGCTATCAATGCAAATGCGCTACCTGTTACTTTTGATACAGTACTTGCGGTTCTACCAATTTTATCCAATGCATCATCAACATCTTTGCTAGTGGCAACAAATTTCTTTGCACTAGCATCAGCATTTTGTAATGACTTGTTTAGACTGTTGACTTGATCTTCACCATCAACTTCTATTTTTATTTTATAATTGTCTATTGTAGCCATTATAATTGTATCCCTAATTTTTGTTTAACATACTTACGAATTTCTTCAATCGTAGGCTCTGTCATACCGTCAGGCGCTTGTGTAGACCAACCCTCTTCTAAGCGTTGTGCATATGGATAATTGGCTTGTATCTCGTTACCACGCAATATTGTCTTACGTCTTGCATTTCCAGGCCTATAATTCTTAGGCTTATATTTCGTCTTCCAACGATTTGGATCTCCGATCGGCGTGAATCCTTTGTAGGCGTCATAAGCAACCTTGGTGATTGTTTTTTCATCAAGTATATCTAACACCTTATTCAAACGATTCACGATATTGCTCATTTATTTTGCTTGCCTTTTTGTAATATAGTTTGCAATTGATCTTGATTAATTTTATAAGCATTAGGATCTGGTGCAGTACCTTTCGCTTTTGTTTTAGCCATCTGATAACTATCGTAGGCAGCAAGGACATCGGTGATCATGAAGTCGTATGTGGTAGCGTTCTGTTCCACGACATGTGGCAAAACACCATACTTCTCAGCCATACGACCTATCGTGATCATTTTTGCGCTTCCCCAACTGTTTGGGTCGATGCCTTGCTCTGTGGTTTTCCCAAGATTTCTCCAATCTTGTTGATCGCCGCGGCAGCGATATCGATGGGTAGATCCTCATCATCTGCAAGTACTTGCTTGCCATCCTTGTCTAAGATCATGGCTTTCATCATCTTATCAAGGTTGCTAAATTCGTTGTTGCTACGTGCATTGAAAAAGTCAAAATAAATTGACATGCGCACGATATTATATGTGTGGAATGTGATAGGTTCGCCATATCTTTCGATAAGTTCCTTATCATCAAGAACTATTTCTATTAGTTCTGGTTTGCTTGCGAAATCTTTGATGTTCATTTGTTATCTCCTTTTGATTAGTTCCCACTATATTTATCGTAATGCTCTTCAAGCAATTGATTGAGCAATGCGATGCGAAATGCCTGTTTGGCTTTCATCTGTCTGATTGTCTGTTCCATGTTGTTTAACATAGGTAACAGTTTTGCTTCATCTGCGATTAGACTTCTTAGTTTTTCTTCCTCAGTCTTTAGGAAGGTATTGTTATTAGTATTCATTTGTTCACCTATAAAGAAAAAGAGAGCAGATCGCTCTGCCCTCTTTCTTTGGTCATTATACGACCTTAGGACCAGATCCCATGTCACCGTTCACCGCTATAGTTAGTGGTGATACCCATACTGGGCTATCAGGCGACGCTGTTGGTGCAACAGAACTCAAATAACCTTTACCATGATAGATGAAAGTTTGAGTATTGGCAATATTATTGCCTGGTGTTGTGTTACCAACGTTGCTACTATTGTTCAACTGAAGTCTGAATGCAACTTCAATACGATTCTGGCTCAAGCCAGAAACACCTTGGTATGATGCTGAAGTGTTTGCTGATGCGTTAGCACCAAAAAATCCTTCTTGATCTACTACGATGTTAGTGCTGATCTCATTGTCGCTAGGTGTAGTAACTTTGTTGATACTTGCTGAACAGAAATCTGTCCATGAGAATATACCAGTGCTGTTAGTCACTGTTACATCTTGCAAGCAAGTAACATTTAACAAAGTTGTATTGGCTGCATCGTTGGAAATATAAGTTCCAGCGAGAAAACCATTACCACCTGCGCCAACATTAGAACCAGCCACATTAGTTGACAATATGAGTGCAGGGAAAGTACCTGTCTCGTTTACTGTAATGTATGCCATTTTAATATCTCCTTAAGTTAGTGGCGTCAATCATTAAAATCCAAGCGTTTTAAACTGAAAGTATAGGTATGTTTTTCACTACGATTACCGATCACTTCTGTCTTACTGTATGTGATTTCATAATAACCATTAAAGAATTGTCTGTCTGCGGCAAGATCATTGATCGTACCTAAAACAAAAATACTTTGTGGGTCATCTTGGAAACTCACATATAATATCTCAAACTGATCTGTAACGGTGTATATCTGCCCACAAGGGGTCACACCATTGATGTTTACTTCACGACTGACAGGGTGAGCATCTCTGACATAAACGCCATATGGGACAACATCATCACTACTAGGATATGTGCCACTCACTTCCACGATAGGTGTAAGTGTGTTGCATGTGGCTCTCATATATTCTATGATAGCCTCCTTAGATATTAATGGTTGATGTCTTGATGGCATCAGAAATATCTCCTGTCATTGTTGAAATAGTCTACGTCTGCTGTCCAATTCTCTTCTAACTTAGTCGTTGGACCGTTAGGAGCGTCTTCGTTCAGATCATAGAAGTTCATCAATTGCAATGCTTTCTCCCATTCAGCCTGATATCTACGCAATGCATGATCAAAGTTAACACGGTCAACATCGTTGACGTTGCTAGTATCTGACACGATTGATTCGTAGAATACTTTTACAGCCATGAATGTATCAAGGCGTATTAGTGTCTGATCATTTTTGATGAGCAGACTTGGGTTGAATGAGGATATCAATGCACCGTTAGGTAAGTTAGTGTAATATGTTGCCCCTAGCACCGTATCGCAATACTTTTGCCACCAACCAAATTCAAGTTGATAAAGGATCTCTTGACTACCTACTTTGAAGTAGTCATCCCAATTGACTTGCATCTGACTAGCACGGCGTTCTGCCGCAGGATCATAAAAGATTATATCCTGTACTGTTGCATTGCTGACTCGTTGATAGGGGACTGACATAGTAAACTTTTCCTATATTATTTCAATTACTGCTGGTAAATGTTGATTGCTCCACCGCGTCTTGGGTCGGCTACGCCTGCACCCATGTAAGCGAGACCAGTCAACCACATCTGCAAGCCACCTGGCTTCTCACCCATCTTGATCTGCAATCCTTCTTTGAGAACTGTGAAGATCGCAGTCTCGTGGAAGTAACCACCAACAAGCACTGGGCTAGTTGATTGTTGACCAAGCAATACACGGTTTGCTGAAGGTAAGAATGTAGTAAAGATTACTGCGCAACCATAAACGCTTTCGATGCGTCCAGTTGACAATAATTCGTTACCAAGTGCAGATAGGTTTGAACCACCTGATTGGCTTACTGCACCACCAGTCAATTCAGCAAGCATACGATTCAATGAAGAACCATCTTGTCCTGCTGTTGCTGTAGTAAGTGGAGTAGGAGCATCACCGTTGCTGTCCAATACGATGATTGGAGTGCCTGGTAGGCGAGCAACTTTGTAATTCTGCTTGACATTACGAACTAGTTCTAATACGCTAGCACTAGTGAAGCCATTAGTCCAACCAGCAGTATTGCTTGGTAGACCAGCAGTAAGCAATTCCATAGCACCTAACTGAGTAGGACGAGCAAAGCCGTCTGCCGGTGTTGGGTTATAGTTAGTGTTACCTGGTGTTGCCTTAAATGATAAGAAGGCTTGACATACACGAATGTCAACCTTTTCACCATATGACTCACCTAGTTCAGCACCTAGTGTTGCGGCTAATTCGAATGATGTAGTCCATGCGTAGAATACGTCAAACGCTGTAGCGGCAACTGCTGGAGTTGCTGTGATTGAACCTTGACCTAATGAAGGATTCTGTTCAACTGCTAATGGAGGTGAACCGAAACCATCGCCACCAGAAGGTGTTCCTGCAGGGTTATAGTCTTGGTATGTGATTGGTGCAAAGTTAGGCACCAAATATTGATTACCCTGGTTAGGGGCAACGACCTGTGTGAACTCTACGAGTCCTGTGCTTTCGTGCATTGCACGTAAAGCGAAGTTTGCAATGGCTGTTGTGAAGCCATCGGCTTCATTATTACCACCACCTAATACATATGCCATTTTAATATCTCCTTAAGTTGGCTTATACGATCTTTCTAGATGCTGTAGACACGGTTGCAGTTACGCCTGCCGCCTTAAGACCAATACGCTTACCTAAGCCATTTCTCTGTGCCCATGCATTGAAGGCAGCAGGATCTTTGCTATAGTCAGGTATCTGATCAGGAGGTGCGCCAGCGAACTGACTTTGACCTGGCCTCAATCCAGAACCGCTTGACAGACTATTTTGCTTGAGTAACTTAGGGTTACCTTGAGCAACTTCTTCTACCAAGCCTTTTAGACTTAATGGATTACCGTCCATACCATATCGTTCTTGACCCTTCTGATTGATGATTGCATAACTGCCATCACGCTTGAACTGTAGATTACTCTTGATTTTTTGCAATGCATAATCTTGTAAATCACTATCGAATCTATCGCCCATGTTGCGTAATATCTCAGTATCCAATTCTTTCATACGTAATGCTCTGTCTTTTTGAGCAAGATCACGCTGAAGTCTCATGAACTGATCTCTTAAATCGGTACTGTCATCACCTACATCACGCCCTATGCGTGAGTTTTCAGTAGGTTCTGACTCCATTGGCTGTGCGTTGCCACCGCGTTGTTGACTTGAAGTACGAGCCACATATGCTAATGCTGCCTCTACGCTTTCAAAGTTTTGACCACTTGCTTGTGACAAGGCGTTCAAAATAGAATTTGTAGTGCTTTTGCGAATAACACCTGGGTTTACTTTTCCATCACCAGCATCATTTGTAACCTGTTCTGCATCAGGGGCACTAACGGAGCCATCGAGTTGATTTTCTAACATTTAATTTTTCCTTTTGTGTTATATCGTAACAAACGAATTTAATTTATTATCTACCTGTGTTGATACCTTGCAATTGTGTTGCAATCGCTTGGTTTGTATAATAACTCTGTCCGGTATATGTAACAGGTGTACCTATACCTACATCATTATATCCTACGCCATAATCTCCTGCGCTATCATACTCAGTATCATCACCATACATTGGTTCGGTCTCACCGAACTCTTCTGGTGTACTGATCTGATCACCGAGATCACGGCTCAATACTTGTTCATTGTCTTGTGTCATCAAGTCTTTGACTTGCTGATCTTGTATAGTCTCAATATAAGCCTGCTCATACTGCGGGATCTTTTCAGCAGGTGCGAGCATACCAATGATTTCTTTAGTGATGAGACTATCAATGATAGGATTATTCTGCACCATGGCTTTAGCCTGACCCATGAGGGCTAATCTATAGTTTGTGTCATGTGCTTCATAATCTGTGTTGTAATGTACTTCACCTGCCCAACGCATTCCCATGAATCGTGCGGCATAAGTGAATATCAATTCTTCTGTGACTTCCATCAAGCGGGCTTTGCTCTTTGCGAGTCTATGTAATGTTTTTCGTTCCTCGATGATGGCGACGCCACTTGCGATTTGATTCTTTGTGTTACGCAAGCCACCTAGGCCAGTCAATGCTTCGATCTGCTCAAGTATCTCACGCTGTCTACTTGTGACTTTATCAACATCACCTGTATCGACAGGAATAGATTCTACTTGACCTTGACTTGCGCGAACTATCGCACCTGCGTGTACAGGAATGCTTACGCCTTTATCTGCACGAATGATAGTCTTTGCGAACTGTATTGATGTGTATGCTTCACATTCTAATTTATAATGTTCACGCTGTGCGTCACTTGCGCTATCTATATCGCTAACGCCTAAGTCCATAGTTCTTGGATCACGGCGACCATATGCTATGAAGCCTGGTATTGCCATGCCTGCTGGATAAGTACCAGTACCAATCTCTTCAACATCATTCTTGCTGACATTCTTACCTACGCGGTAATTCTTCCAATAACTTGGATATTCATCAGTACCAAGATGATAGCACTTCAAATAATAATTGTCCTTGTC